TACCATCGATCAGAACGAATGATGGAAGTGGAGTGTCCAATTTATGACAATTATAGCCATAAGAAATTTGAATTATTGAGTTTGAATTTTGATGAACAGAAAACAGCGACAAGCAAACCCTCCACGTGCTATCAGAAGGCGAGCACGTAGAGCAAAACGTATGCCTTTACCTCAACCTGTGGTGGTTTATGAACCGGCCGCTGGTAAGGTCAGGGCTCGACCACGACGTGGTCGAAAAAGACCGGGAAATTTATTAGGGACATTGGCAAATGGAGCAATGTCTTTATTGGGAAAAGGAATAGGATCATTGATAACTGGATTTGGTGATTATAAGATAGAAGGAAATAGTTTAATGACAGGTGGCATAGATCCACCAACTGTAGTTAATACGGTACAAAACGGGGGAGTAATAATTCGCCATCGAGAGTATCTACAAGATATTCTTGCGTCAACCCCTTTTAATATAATAACGTTTCCGATAAATCCAGGACAAATATCAACGTTCCCATGGCTATCAAGTATAGCAGCACATTTTGAACAATATAAATTCAGAGGATTACTCTTCGAATTTAAAAGTCTGTCATCAGACGCTGTTCTGTCTACTGCTACAAGTTCAGCTTTAGGAAGCATAGTCATGGCAACACAATATAATGCATTGAATCCACCATTCCCAAACAAGTTCGTTATGGAAAACTACGAATTTGCTAACTCGGCAAAACCTTCACTTTCATTTATACACCCGGTAGAATGTAATCGATCTGATACATCTATAGTAGAATTATATACACGGGTAGGAGCTCCAGCAGCGGGCTCCGATTTGAGATTGTATGATTTAGGGAATTTTTCCATAGCCGCAGTCGGCATGCAAGCATCATCTGGTGTTGCAGGGGAACTTTGGTGTACGTATGAAATTGAATTCATAAAACCAAAGATATCTAATCCCACGAATGCTGACGAACAAGTTGACCACCTACATTTGGCTATAGGGGTCACCGGCATAAATCTATTAGCTGGTTCAGTGATGGATCCATCTAGTACATTGAATGGTACTGCAACTGGCAGCACATATACATTCCCACCGAGTATCTCCAGCGGGAGGTACATGATAGGTTTTGTTACCGTATCAACAGCTATGGTAACACCATCGGCGGGAATACGAACTTACGTAAATTGCCAATCAGTAAATTTATTTTTGGGTGGTGCACAATCTAGGATAGCTACAACAGGACCGAATATGGCATACCTAGAATGGACCTGTATAGACATTACAGCTATGAATGCAACATATACAGTGTCACTAGCCGCATACCCAGCCCCGATATCTACAGGGGATTATTTTGTTATAGAATTACCAGGAAATCTGACGGAAATGACAAAAATACAAGAAGTTCGACCAAATGTACAAGAAGATGAATATGGAGATGATGATCTATATCAAGATGACGAACAATATTTTAGGTCGTTGATAAGAGATATCATCACTGAAGCCAACAAACTCAAATTATAAGTCCAGAGTAGGGACTATAAACACTCCCCAGTCAGAGACTCACTGGGAAAACAAAGAGTTTAAAAGCAGAGGTAAAACTGACTTAACAAAGACAACG